TTACATCCACATAATTTGCTGCCCTGACGGCAACGGGTGCGGCCTTACGGCGTGGACTTCTCCCGGCTTCACGATGTATCGCTGTACCGACTCATAGGTGATGAACGTGGCGCTGCAATTCACGTTCTGACACTGGTGATAACGCTCTTTTGTCGTGTCAGTGATATAGCGGCTTGTACGCGCATGTGCGGCATGCTGGCATAAAGGACAATGAAACATCGCGAGCACCTCTTCCGGTTTTGTTGACGGTGCCATTTTAGTTAATTTATCCTTACAAAACAAACAGATAAATAAAACACATCACTCATCACCTTCTGTTTCGTACTCCACATCAGAAAGCCTGACCTCAAGCTCTAAGGACGTCGTGAAGCCGCTATTATTCAGAAAATGTGTCACCTTAGTGATTGTCCAGTCCTGCTCGTCTATGACGCGCTTAAAGCCTGACACTTTGACCGGCGTTTCCGTGTAAATATCTGCCCGACCGGTAGCCAGACTGATGGAGAACTCCGCAACGCCCCGTTGCAGTTTATCCCACTTCGCCTGAGCGGCACGCATGGCCTGCGCTTTCGTGGCATATACCGTGGTCAGGGCAAAAACGTTGTCAGCCTCACCGGCCATGTATTCACCTTCACGCGCTTCCGGTACTTTAGGCGCTTTCTTCTGCCTGACCGGTTTCGCTTTCGGGTGCTCCAGTGCGCGCAGGTGTTTCTCTTTCTTTTTGCGTTTCAGTTTTACCTTCTGCTTTTGCGGTTTCGGGTCTTTGGTGTGTAACCACTTTGCCGTTACGCCTGTATAGGCTCCGCGGTCAGCAATCGCAAAATGATGACGGTCGCCGTCGCTGCGGGTGATGGTAATCTGCGGGATTTTTTTACCGCTGGCCGTCACCCCCTGCCCCGCTTTGAGAAACAGCAGTTTTCCCATTTTTACCGACACCTCACCGCCGTTGCGTTCAGCAAGACGGGTCAGGAATTTCGCATCAGACTCCTGCGACTGGTCGATGTGCGGGATTTTAATTCCTGCCAGTGACGGCGCGACACTGGCTTCCAGCCTGTTACGGGAGGCTATCGCCTCAACAATCGCACCGAGCGTGGTGTCATGCCATGAGCCTTCACGGCGGGAATTGAGCGTCCCGCGAAAATCTGCACTCCGGGCGCGGATGGTGACCACATCCGGTGCGCCCCGGTGTTCAACCTCATCAACGGTGAATTTCCCTTTGCATACCAGGGCAAAACCTTTCCAGCCGATATACACCGTCAGGACAGCGCCACGAACCGGCAGCTCGACCTGCCCGTCGGCATCGTTCAGTTCAATATCAAGCTGGTCAGCCTCAAAGCCCCGGTTATCCGTCAGGGTCATGCTCATCAGACGGTCGCTGATATTGCCGGTAATATCCCTGCTGTCGAGCACCAGCATGTAATCCGGCGTCAGCGTACTGCCTGCATCAAATGTCAGTGCATCCAGCATTATCCCGCCCCCGTCATACCCGTGAATTTAGTCGCCATACTGCCAGCCTTACCGATGAGCGATTCCGCCTGTTTACCGATATCGCCATAAAGCGCGGCCAGTGATTCATCAACGCGGGTGAGCGACAGCGTAAAATCAATTTTCCGGGGTGTGCCGTCTGCAAAGAAAATACTCCCTGTTTCACTCACCTTGCTGATGACATACATGCCGTAAATCATGCCGGTGCCATCCAGCAACGGCCACGCCCGCCCCTCCTCTGCCATCAGCCTGAGCGTGGTCATCGTCAGCTTGCCGCCGGTCAGTTCGGGATAAAGCACACCGGCAAGCGTCATGTTTTCCTCACCCACACCGAGAAACTGGTAGGCATCCCGTTTACCGATACGGGAATTTGACGGCCAGCGATAATCTGATTCACGCTGCATGGTCTGGTGTGGCAGCGTCTGGCGCATAAAAACAAACATACCTAACGCGAGCATCATTTTTCGTCACCTCCTTAACCGTCATGCATCATGCTGGCACGGGCGCGCGCTCGTTTATCCCGCTCGTATTTTTCGAGCGCATCCTGTAACTGGCGGTCGAGCTGTGTCCCCGGCGCAGTACCACCCGTCAGGCTGATGTGATATTCGTTTTTACTCTGGTCTACATAAGAGCGGCCAGCCGGTGCCGTGACCGGCTGATAAGCCTGATAACCTGCATAAGAGCTGGTCGCCGGAATATAACCACCGCTGCCATACGTGGCGGCTTGAGTTCTGGCGGCGGTCTGGTCAAGTGTGTCTGACTCTTTGTTGATAACACCGAGTTTTTCCAGTACCCAGTCAATACCACTGCGCAGTTTGTTGAACGCATTAAGCGGCAGCATCAGCGCGTCAGCCAGTGCCTGCCCGAACATGACGCCCGTGTCACGGCAACGGTTCAGGGTGTCCTGGGTGGCTTTGACCGGGGCAATCAGGTTTTTAAACCACTGCCACGCGGCCTGTAACTTTTCACCCAGCCAGTCAAACACCGGTTTAAGTGGCGTGAACAGTTCCCCCACCGGCGTAAATGCCGCTTTCAGCCCTTCCACCACACCGCCAAAGAATGCGCTGACAGGCTCCCAGTATTTACGGATAAGCAACGCCCCGGCGACAATGGCGGCCACCACGGCCACAACCGGCCAGCTAATCGCCCCGATGGCGGTCATAACAGCACTGCCAACCGTCGTGAAGATTGCCCCCATTGCGCCTGCTGCCGCGATGATGGCATTGATGCCGGTGATAACCGGCCAGGCTACGAGGCCAATGGCACCGATGACACCAATCAGTGCCAGTGCACCACCGACAATGATGCCGATGGTTGACGCCAGTGATTTGTTTTTCTGGATCCAGCCGTCGAGTTTTAACACATACTTTGTGGCCGTCTGCGTGAGATTACGCAGTGCGCCTTCCTGCTGGTCAAACAGGTCAGTCCCCACCGCCTCATAAGCGGACTGAAACTCCTTAAAGTCACCGCCGAGGTTATCCTGCATGATTTTAACCAGCTCTTCCGTTTTACCGTCCGAGGCTTTCAGCGTGGCGGTCAGCTTATCCAGTTTTCCGCTTGCTGCCGCTGCCAGTAAAACGTTCGCTGATTTCAGGGCTTCCTCACCAAAAATGGTTTTAAGGTATTCCCCCTTCTGAGACGTTCCCAGCTTGTGTTTATCAAAGCTGGCCTGAATCTCTTTCAGAATGGTGAACAACGGACGCATATTTCCCTTTTTGTCCGAGGTTTTAACGCCAAGCTCTTTGAGTGCATCCCATGCTTTTCCAGTCGGTGCCTGTAATCGGGTGACAACGGCACTACTACCCGTACCCGCCATTGACCCCCTGATGTTATTGTCATGCAGCACACCTGTCATGGCCGCTGCCTGCTCAAGACTTACGCCTGCCGTCCTCGCAACCGGCCCGAGGTAAGTCAGTGCATCACTGAGTCCCTGAAAATCAGCGCCGACTTATTCATCGTTGCAGACAACACGTCGCCCACATGGCTGACATCATCATTTGACAGTTGAAAGGATGCCTTAGTCCCCAGCAACAGTTGCGCGTTTTCTTCCATCGACCGCTGATTCGCCAGTGCCATATTCAGCGTGACCGGCGTTGCCGCCTGAATAGCCGCAGCATCTCCACCCGCTTTCGCAATGATAATCTGCGCACCGGCCGCATCATCCGCCGAGGCGGCTGTGTTGTCACCGAGCTGGCGCGCCTGTTTGCGGAGTGCGGTCATTTCGGCGGAGTCTTTTGCCACTCCGAGCACGGCCTGCAATTCTGAGTTTTTCTGCGCAAACTCATAACCGGGCATCAGCAGCTTAACTCCGGCCATCGTTCCCGCAGCAGCAATCCCCGCACCGGCAGCGCCCACTGAGGCCATATTTCCGGCCAGTTCCTTTCCTGCCTGATAACGCTGTTTGACTGCGTTAAGTTTTGCCTGTTGTACACTGACACGCGCCAGCGCGTCACGCTGACGGTTAAGCTGTGCGGTGGTTTCACTGATACGGTTTTTCAGTCCCTGCTCATCATGTGCAAGATTGCGGGTATTAATTCCCACAGCGGCCAGTTCTCGCTGCTGGCGTTTAACGGAATCTGTCAGGCGGTTATATTTCGCCTGTAAGTCCTCCGCCGCACGCTTTGCGGATTCCAGCACTTTCGCCTGAGCACGGGTCGGACGTTCGGTGTTTTTAAACTGTGTGGCAAGGGCTTCGGCTTCCTGTCGAGCCTTTTCAAATGCATGACCAGTCACGGCGAGCTGTGCACTGGTCTTGCGGAATCCCTCAATACGGGATGCGTGACCGTTCAGCTCGCGCAGTGATTTTTGTGTTTCCCGGATATCCCCCGACAGCGACTTGCTCGCTGTACGGATGGATTTAAACGGGCGGGATGCCTGGTCAACAGCCCTGAGCAATACCTGTAATTTTACATTGTTACTCATTCGTGTTTCCGCTTCGCCGGAGCGCCTTTTCGCGCCATGTGATGAGTTCGGTCAGGCTCATGGGATACAGTTCTGATGGCGGCCAGTGAAATATCACTGCCACATCCGCCATCAGGTCATCGACCGAGAGATTTTTCGGAAACGTTACTGCACCGAGTTCGGCGACAAAAAACCGACCACCTTACCGGCCAGCGCCACAAGGTCAGGCAGCTCCAGCGCGGCGACCTCCTGCTCAGTCAGCATCGGTGCCGTCATGCGCGGCAGCACTTTAATCAGTGCATCGACTTCGGAGTTCGCGACCGCAGCCAGACTGACACCGCGCAGCGTCCCGGCATTGGGTTTCATCAGCGTGACCTGTTCGATAACCTGCTCACCACGCTTGACCGGATTGTCCAGGGTAATCACATTTTCTTTGTTCATGGTTTTCTCACTTCTGAATCAGGGTTAACCGGTCAGCCTGGCTGACCGGATGAAAATCACAGGCCGATATTGCGGCGGTGTTGCTCCAGCCGGTCGACGCCGTTCACCTTCTCAATCATGTTGATGGTGTCGATTTCGACCAGCTCCTTACCGTCCATCGTCAGCCGGAAATAGGTGCAGACCACGGAGATTTTCGACTCGGTGTCTTCTCCCTGTTTACCCTCTCCGGTGTCGATTTCTTTCTGACGTCCACGCATGACCACTTCGACGGCCACCGTTTCGCCGGTATCGTCACGCTGGTAAGAGCCTGCAAAACGAATCGGCACGGCATCCACGCCGGTTGCGGCGTAAAGCTCCCAGATAACCGAATCCGGGAAGCCCCCGAGCGACCACTCCATTGACAGCGCATCGTCATCAAGGCCGAGGTCTACCGGTGCGCTGCCGTTCATCCCCGCACCGCGATAGTTTTCGAGCTTACGGGTCAGTTTTGGCAGCGTGACGGACTTTGCAACGCCCTGATAGCTGTAGCCGTTCAGAAAGACGTTCATTAACTTGAGTTTGCGCGGCATTGCCATCGGTCAGGCTCCTTAATTGCTGTTAACCGAGGTGACCAGATTTGCCAGGTATTTATCGGTAATACGCTGGCGCAGGGTCAGGTTTTCAAGAGGAGGCACCGGTGTATAGTCGTAGTCGATATACAGTTTTCCGGCCTTGAGGGTTTCCGCATCGTTGGATTCTTCGCTGAACCAGCAGGTCGCATCCACGATATAGCCGTTTGTTTTCAGCTCACGGAATTTGGCATTGATGCCGTCAACGATGTCGCGAATCAGCGTTGCGGTGATGGGCTTGTCCACCGCCCACATGTGCGCCTCAGCCATCGTGTCGGCAAGCACCTGCGCGGTGCGGGTGTAGTTTTCAAAGAGGAACAGCGGGTCATCAGAGCAGGTACGGTTACCCCAGAAGCGGAAACCGTCACGGCGAATCAGCGTTGTGACGCCTGACTCGTTAAGCAGGTCAGCATCGGTACCGGACTCCTGCAAATCCCAGAATACAGAGGCGCTGATGCCGGTAACACCGCTTACCCCGACGTTGGACAGCGTTTTATGCCAGCCCTGCTCCTGGTCGATTTTAGCACGCAGGCCCAGTGCACGAGCGGTGGCATACGCGGTGGCGGTGGTACTGGCGACCGTATCCCATGCGAGGAAATCCGGCCAGATGACCATCAGCTCACGCTGGCTGAAATTCTGGCGGTAGGCTTTCACCTCGGAAATGGTCTTACAGCCCCATGCGCTGATATACCCGAAAGCGCGCAGCTTCTGACAGACTGATGCCAGTGCGACGGCAACCTCTTTGGTGTCCAGTCCCGGCACACCAAGAATACGCGGTTTAACACCGGTTACCGACTCCGCCGCCAGCAGGGCTTTCAGTCCGGTGTACTGACCGTTTTCGTCGGTGGTGCCGATGATATTGGAAATGGTCTGCGCAAGTTTCGTTTCTTCGTCGTCGCCGGTGCCGTCTTCCACACGCACGACAACGGTGACCGGTTTTGACTGGTCGGCGATGGCCTGCAACGATGCCGCCAGCGTGCCTTTTTTACCGGCCTTTGCAATTGCGCTCTGCACATTGGTTATCAGCACCGGTTTATTGAGGGGGAAGGTTTCCGCATCCGCATCGCTGGCCGTGCAGACCATGCCGACAATGGCCGTGGATACGGTGGAAATGACGCGGGTGCCGTCGTTAATCTCCAGCACCTGCACGCCGTGATGATAGTCACTCAT